GATAAAATTCCTTGTCAAAATGTCCAGAGATTTTCTGCAATCCGCGATCTACATGGTGATGTAGGTTGTTCAAAATCCCATGTTGAAGTATTAAAACTCGCTATTCAATCCGGATGGAAAAATGTTCTGATCTTAGAAGATGACATGGTATTCAGAGAAGAAAAATGGGACTTGTTATTTGAAAAGATGGCATCTTATGATGTTATAGTCATTGGTGGGATGTCCTCTGTGTATGATAAGAATACATTAAAATTGACCAAATGCCATGGAACAGGTGCTTATATTGTAAATTCATCCTATTACACAACATTATTATCTAATTTCGAAGAAGGTCTCAATAATTTACACTCAAAATATTACCCTAAAAAAGAATTTTTCTGGAGTAGACCAATGCCAATTTATGAGCCAGCATATACAATAGATCAATATTGGAACAGACTGCAGCAAAAAGATAATTGGTTTCTTGTACAAATGATGTATTCACCACCTTCATTTTCCGATATTACAGAATATGAAGAGGATTACACGGATCGATTCAATATAGAATAAAATGCCAGACAAATATTTTCTGCCAGATAATTACCGAATTAATGAACACCCAACGCACTATGTAGATATGTATGAAACTGATCGTCATCAAAGAGAAGTGTATCTTTATTCAAAAAAGTTAATGGAAGAGAAAAATTTGACTTCTGTCATAGATGTTGGTTGTGGAAGTGCATATAAACTAGTAAACTATCTTGGACATCATAAAACAACTGGAATTGAAACTGAACCATGCATTTCTTTTTTGAGAAAAAAGTATCCTGATAGAACTTGGATAGATTCCGGCGATCCAGAAAAATCATTTAATTTTGTAGAACTAAGTTCGGATCTAGTTATCTGTTCGGATGTAATTGAACATATTATTGATCCAAATGAACTTGTTAAATTTCTACTATCTATAAAAACAAAATATTATGTTATTTCTACCCCATGTAGATTGAAACTTGTTGAACATCATGGACGAAAATATTTGGATCCACCTATCAATTCCGCTCATGTTCGAGAATGGACCATGGAAGAGTTCAAGCAATATTTATCTCAACATTTTAATATCCTTGAATCATTTTACGGAATTTCTCAAAATGAATGTCAATGGCATTTGGTGACAAGGATTACTTAATTAAAGAATGATTAATGAATCGATGAAATGGACCTAAATACAAAAGATTCTTATCAATAACTTTGAATTTCAAATCGTGTTTCCACAGAATGTATGGCAAACTCAATTGATCTTGGATAGTCCATTTGGTGTTTTCAATGTACCAATGATCGAATGCATGATTCACTTTAGGAGTATTTTTTCGGATAAAAAGACCTCCACCAAATAGTCCAAATCCAGGATTAAAACCTGAGTCCAAATATGATTTTACTTGGGCGGACATTGGTTGACCAGTATACCGGGCTACCAAATAAGGATTTCCAGATTCAAGTTGATGTTCAACAAAATTACATTCATCAACAATTGAATTGCGATGAAGGTGATTGAAAAAAGCACAATCTGCATCTCCCATTTGTTCAATCATCCATTCAATCAATCCTTCGCGAACTTCAAACGAACTATCAATCCACACGTATGCTTCATATTCTGGATGTAGCCAATGTGTACACATCTTATAATATTTAGATTGAAGTCGAGATGGCAACTTAGATGGAAAATCAGAATACTGAAACATATTATGTATAGGAGATCTTGGTGAATCAATTCCTCCTATATTTGCAGTAACCAAACATGCTTTCATTTATAGAAGGACAGAATGTTACTACTAAATGATTGTAGATTGTTTTACCTTTTTTAATGAATTGGATATGCTGGAATACAGATTGTCTGTCATACCTGCAGATAAGTTTGTATTAGTTGAAGCCACAAAGACATTTTCTGGAAAAGATAAAGAACTGTTCTATGAGAAAAATAAAGCAAGATATCAAAAGTGGGCAGATAAAATAGTTCATGTAGTTGTAGATTTCCCTGAAACAGGAGATGCATGGGCACGTGAACGATTTCAGAGAAATGCAATTGATCGTGGATTGAAACAGTTACAGTTAAATGATTCAGATACGATATTAATTTCTGATGTAGACGAAATTCCCAATCCTGCTATTATATCTCATCAGTATTCTGAATTACATGCACTTTATCAAGATGCTTATTATTATAATTTAACCTGTATAGTCAAAAGGTGTTGGCTATTTCCTCGAATTATGAACTGGGGAACATATCTAAAGATTGGTAGTCCGCAATCGTGTAGAATAAGTCCAAGTTATTTCATCTTGGAAAATGGAGGTTGGCATCTTAGCTATTTTGGAGATACCGAATTTATCAAAACTAAACTAGTATCTTTTTCTCATACTGAATATTCAGGTGATCAGTACACAGATCCAAAACACATTGAAGATTCAATTGTGTCTTACAAAGATCTTAATAGTGGTCGCCAATTTAGTCAGGTACCAATTCTTGAAAATAGACATCTACCTCCAAATCATGAACTTATTCTAGAACTTTTTGACTATTGCCATGCCAAGAAGTAAAAGATTATGTTTACTTCTCTGTGTAAAAGGTAAAGGAAATGATTCCTGATGTTTTAGAATTTATGGGAGTTCTCCTTATCTGTGCTACAGCTATGTTGACACATAATAATCCATACTTTATTGGATTAGCGTATACCTCTGCTATGTTGATCGCACATCAATCTATTGTTCATTTCAATCCTCTATTTGTTCTCTTGAACTTTGCGTTAGGACGTTTAACAATTTATGAATCCCTGAAACTTCTGGTTATTCAGACAACTGCGGTCTTAGCATTTATCATTGCTTATCAAGCAAGTAAATAGTAGCGGTACAAAACAGAGAACGCCTACACTCAATTCAAGTACCATTATGGTTTATAGGTAGGCAACTCTAAAATAGAAATGCACCTTTATGTGTATACTGCAGACCCCGTACTTCGCGAACTTCTGGCTACCCAGATTAGAGAACGTCGTCTGACTGATTCAGGATTTGATATTCCTATGATTAATCAATCTAGAGCATGGGCAAAGCAGGTAACCTTTGATTTTGGAATCACAGTTGCTGCAACAGATGAACAAGGAAATCCTGAACCACTTCTTCTGGTTCCTCGATCTTCTCTATCCAATTCCCCCTTCCGAATGGCAAATTCTATTGGATTGATTGATATGGGATACCGTGGATCACTCAAAGCAAAGGTAGATGTGATTGATCAATCTGATTTCATGTGTATCACAGATGGTACGCGATATTTCCAATTGTGCCGACAGAATTGGATGCCTTGGGGATCTATCACACTGGTTGATGAACTACCTGCCCCTCCTGATTCTCGTGGATCTGGAGGTTTTGGATCAACGGGGCATTAAAGATAAAGATATAATATCGTGTACGATAGTAGCCCAGTACGCATTATAGTAAGAAACTCCACTCAGTACTAGAGTTCCGAATACTACTAGAGAACGCAGAAAAGTATTCACAAGAAGGTTCGACGTCGGGTAGTACCAGAACATTAATTCTTGTCCATATTTTTTTCTCGCAGTAGGACATAAACAATGGCAGGTGGTCTCTTACAGCTGGTAGCGTATGGTGCTCAGGATATCTACATTTCCGGTAACCCCCAGATTACTTTCTGGAAGATTCTTTACAAGCGTCACACCAACTTTGCCATGGAGTCCATTGAAGTGACCTTCAACGGTCAGGCAGATTTCAACAAGCGTGTGACTGCCGTGATTAACCGTAACGCTGATCTGATGTTCCGCACCTACGTACAGGTGGTACTCCCTCAGATTGATATCGGCAGAAACTCTGCTGCTCTTGGTGACATCGATGCTTTCCGCTGGGTGAGCTACATTGGTCACCGTCTGATCAACCAGGTTGAACTTGAGATTGGTGGTCAGCGTATTGATCGTCAGTATGGTGACTGGATGCAGATCTGGACCCAGCTATCCACCGATGCTGGCCACATCACTGCTCTAGACTCTCTAGTAGGTAACACCCACGACCTAGTACTACTGAAGACCAGAGGTGGTGAGTCTCTAGACTCTACTTGCTCTTCTACTGAAGTCACTCAGTCTTGTTTATCTCGTTCTGGTACCCCTGCTAAGACCCTGTATATTCCTCTACAGTTCTGGTTCTGCCGCAACCCTGGTCTGGCCATTCCTCTGATCGCTCTTCAGTACCACGAAGTGCGTATCAACGTGACCTTCGAGACCTGGGAGAACTGCGTGTACGCTGAGAATGCATTTACCCCTAGACGCCCCACTGCCCAGTCTCTGGCTGCCTGCTCTCTATACGTTGACTACGTATACCTGGATACTGAGGAGCGTCGTCGTTTTGCTCAGCAGAGCCACGAGTACCTGATTGAGCAGGTACAGTACACTGGTGCTGAGTCCATCACCTCTTCTTCCAACAAGATCCAGCTCAACTTTAACCACCCTGTAAAGGAACTTCTATGGGTGGTACAGCGCGATTCTTTCGTGGATTGCTCTAACCCTGTTTGGTTATCCGCTGTGGGTGGCCAACAGCCTTTCAACTACTCCGATGACTTCTCCACGGAAGGTACTATCATGTCTCTGCTAGGTCGTGCAGCTGCTGGCCCCCAGTCTACTATTGGCAGAGCATCATCAACTACTGCTACTGGCGGTCCTTCTGTACGTGCTCTGGGTGGAAACTTAAGTGGTACTGGAGCCGCACCTGGTCAAGTATCTGCCACTGGTTCTGATGGTGCGGCAGATGCATTCGATTCCAGCGTGAATTACCTGCTAGCCAAGGTGATTCTGGCATCCGGTGTGCGTTGCGAGGGCAAGAACCCTGTGGAAGTCGGCAAACTACAGCTCAACGGCCAGGATCGTTTCACGGATCGCGAAGGTTCTTACTTCGATCGCGTGCAGCCCTACCAGCACCACACCCGTACCCCTTCTCAGGGTATCAACGTGTACTCCTTCGCTCTACGCCCTGAGGAGCACCAGCCTTCCGGCACCTGTAACTTTTCTCGTATCGACAAGGCCACCCTACAACTCACTGTGTCCGTGAACACCGTGGTTGGCGGCAACACTGCCCAGGTCCGCGTATACGCTCTGAACTACAACGTGCTGCGTGTGATGTCTGGCATGGGTGGACTTGCTTATTCCAACTAGTGACTCACCCAGTGATTTACACGGTACTAATTTTTATACAATAAAAATGGAAACAAACAATAACCAACAATATGAGACACAAGCAATGACTCATATTCCTGGTGAGAATGAAGGTAGAAAAAGAAAACTCGGAGGCGGAGTAAAAGGAATCCCTATAATATATACCGAAGTTGATGATTATATTGAAGGAACACTAACTTCAAAGGGAGGCCATATAAAATTTAAAATAGATAAAGATGATCTAGAAAGAGTTAAAGCAAGACAATGGTATAGTGCTTCAAATGGTTACTATATAGCACTTCAGACAATAATAAACGGACAGACAAAACTAATTTATCTCCACAATTTTATTATGAACAATATCGTCTTTCCAGGAAAGGGTGCTAAACTGTCAATTGATCATATCAATCGCGATGGCCTGGATAATCGCAAAGAAAATCTGCGACTAGTTACACAATCACAACAGAACTTAAATAAAAAACCAAAAGCAAGAACTGCTGCACTTCCTGAAGGAATTACAG